TTACGCCATTGTGTATTTGTCAACTGCTTCAGAAAGTATCTTATAATCATCCATGTGTGTGTAACCGCCGGTTACTTCTAAAGATTGATGACCGAGAATTTTCGATACAACGGCAGTCGGCATTCCTCGTGCCTGCATCAGCGTGCTATATGTGTGTCGTGTTGAATGCGGCGGTAAAACTTCTATAGGCTGCTTTCCGTCAGTCGCAAGTTGCTTATTAAGACGATCGAAGAACCACATATATCTGCTTCGCAGGCTTGATTCTGTGACAATGTAATCAGCGATAACGTACTTCTGAGCTCTGTTGATTTTTTCTTCAATAAAAGCCATTACATTCTTATTGATAGGTACTATTCGCTCCTTGCCGTTCTTTGGCGGGCCTATCGTTCCATCACGCTTAACAGCACTGTCGATAAGTACACAGCTACGTTTAAAATCAAACTTTCCCGGTGATAGAGCTCTCAGCTCGCCGGAGCGTATTCCTGTTGACAAAAGAATGATTATCGGAAGCCCGAAAGTATCGTCGTTTTTGGCAAAATTTAAGATTTCTATTGCATCTTCCTCTGTGTAACTTTGCTTCTGTCCTGCTTTCTTCTTGGCTATCTGCGCTCTTGTAACGGGATTCTTTGTGCAATAATCGTTGTCTACTGCGTCCTCAAATAAGGCATTTAACAAAAAGCGTAACCGCTTCCGAATACTTTGGCTGTAATCAAGGTTCGCAAAAAAATCGGTAATATGGATGGGCTTGATGTCACTCAAACTCATTTTGCCTATCTTATGATCGCTCACTTTTTGTAAGAGATACTTATATTCTTCAAACGTGCTTCGCTGTATGTTGTTTTTCTTGTATGTGTCCAGCCACACAGGAATCCATTCCGACAGCGAATAGTCGTCGGTTGCTCGCTTTGATTCTCCGCCGCTCTTGATAAACTCTTTGTACTTCTTACGGCATTCTGATTCCGTAGATCCGTAGAATCGGTAACGTAATCTTTTTCCGAAAATATCATAGCCATCACTTATGGTCAATTCTATTTGGCCTGTTTTAAGCTTTCTGAAACTTCCGTCGCCCTTTTTGCGTGCTCTCATAATAAACACCTCCTAAATTTTTTCCCCGCTTGTTACGGCGGGGAAGGGCTTATTTATACTTCTCCACAAGCTCCGCCATAGCGTCCTTGATGATCTGTGCCTGTGAAATATTGTTATCGGTGCAGATCTGCTTGAACTCTGCGGCAAGCTCTTTGGGTACACGGAACGTCATGGCGGTGTACACTTTATCGTTATATCTCTGTTTCACCTGCGTTGATGTGTGGGTCTTACGCTTTGTTTCGGGCATTTCTTATCACTCCTATCAATCTTACGGTACATTCAGCCAGTACGACAATTGCGCAGATTATAGTGCAAATGTTAATCCATATATTCCACGCAGAAGCAACATCAAGCATAAAAAATACTGCGAGAACGAGAAACCATATATCACTTTTTTTCACTTGTAAAACTCCTTTCACTGTGGTATAATATAAGTACCCCACAAGGGGGAGGAGCTTTCGCCCCTCAGGTTCAGGCTATTTCCATTGACTGATTGCTGTTATCAAAGCGGCGACTGCAACAACTGCTTTGATTACGATGTCGGCTATCTCAATGGCGGTAGCCTTTTTCTTTTTTCTCTTTGGCATCTTTTCCTCACCTCCTGTATATATTATATCATACTGCAAGCAGTATGTCAAGAGGTTTAGGGAAAATATTTTAGTTTTTTTTGTTCAGTTGACTGAACAAAACTTTCGGGTATTTTATAGTCGTTCGGTGTAAGGTTGTGAAGGGTTTTGCCCGTTTTCCAACACCTTTTATATATATTTATTTTTTTCATTTTCCGTATGAAAGGTTAGAAAAACCCTTAAGCCCTACACCACTATACACCCTCGTACAAATGTCCAATCGATTGGACAAAATCTTCTGGTATTTAATAATATCTTGTTGTGGGTGTTGCGGGTGTTGCGGGTGTTGCGGGTTTGAGCCGTTTTCCAATACCTTTTATATATATTTATTTTTTTCTTTTTCCGTATGAAAGGTTAGAAAAACCCGAAAACCCGCAACAACCCGAAACACCCTCGTATAAATGTGCAGACGTCTGCACAAATTTTTCAGATGACTGGGCTATTTGTCTACCCAATTTGTTGAATCGATTCAACATTTACTCCGATTTGTCTCCCCGAGGCGACAAATTCCGTACAGTTTTTTTGTGTCCCCGGGGACACAAAATCAACCAACGCAATTTTACTTTCGTTTTTTCAATCCACGCCCTCGTGAAGAGGGCGACCGAAATATTCGGACTGGGGAATTTTCCCCTCTCCTATTTCAATCCACGCCCTCATGTAGAGGACGACCATCGCTAAGGTAGCGTTTCACGACCTTAGCGGTAATTTTTAGATTACTATACTGGCTCAGCTACCCCTATAACTCTGCCAACGCATTCGATATCACCGTCTGACGGATATATGTTCTTATATTCTTTGTTGTGGGATACTAAACAGTTATCCCCTGCTTCTTTTATGTAACCTTTTCCGTTCTGAATAAATAAACCTATTTTTCCTTTTGGAATTTCATTGGTTTTCACGATATAAACAATATCTCCGTCTGAATAGGTCGGTTCCATGCTATGACCATCTATTTCAACTGCAAAATCTGCTCTTCGTGCAACTTCATTATCAATTACTCTTAAAGATTTCCATTGATCAGGATCGTCAAGTGAATAGCCGCAACCAGCAGATACTTTATTAACACTAAAATGAGAAAACATAAAAGTGGGTTTTTTAGACTTTGATACTCTATCGTATTCAATGTCAAGAAGTCCATCAACTGCTTTTTTGCCGAAAGCGTCTAAAGATTGATATTTTTTATTATTGGTAATATTCCATAAATTACTTAATGAAATTGGTGTGTTTTCAAAAACATGACTTAATGGTTTAAATGTTGAACAAGTTTCATCAGCAAAAACAGCATAAGAATTGCCTTTGAAACTTTCTATTATAAGATAAAACCTATGACCGTCTTCACAAGAAAATTCAAGTGCTATACCATCGCTTTTTTGGTTGTCAAAACAAATGGTTTTAGTTCCCTCAAAATGCGTTATTTCATAATCGCATATAGGACATTTTATCAAAGCATCATCTTCATCAATTTCGTGAGGAACGAAGTTTAAGGTAATTTTATCGTCGAGTAATGACGAAACAGGACATTTGAAATATTTTGCAATTTTCTTAATCATATCAATGTCCGGCTCTCTGCGACCATTTTCCCACATACCTATTGTACTCTTTGCAACACTAAGTTCTTTTGACAATTGCTCTTGAGTAATATCATTTTTAATTCTTAGGTCTTTAATTTTTGTAGAAATCATAAAAATCACTCCTTGTGAACATAGTATCACGTTTTGTGAAAAATGTCAATAAAAAACTTTGTGTTTTGTGCAAGTCCACGAATTGTGCATAAAACTGTTGACAAGTCTGCAATATGTGATATAATATCCACAGAAGGAAGACAGAAGGAGGTGAAACAATGTCAACTACGATAAAAAAATACAGGTTAAAAAAGGGGCTTACTCAAGAAAATTTGGCTAATTTACTGAATGTCAGTAAGTCTACTATTGGAATGTGGGAAACAGGAGCAAGAAAACCCGATATCATAAAGCTGAAGAAATTAGCTGTAATATTAGACTGTTCAGTTGATTCCTTACTCAGTGAAATATGAGCTCCTAAAAGAAACTATAGCAACAACCGGAGGAGGTGAGGACATGAATCTGAGGCATATAAAAGAAAAAATCGAGGACAAAATGCTTGACCCCGATTTTACAAGTAAAGTATCATTGGCAGTTTCTATTGTGTCTCTTGTCGTTGCCGTACTTGTTCTGTATGTAAAATTAAAATACAGAACCGTATAAAGAAACCAAAGATATGAGCAACGATAAAATTGAAATGAAAATAGCTGCCCAAGAGCGAAAATTTGAAGTCTTGAAATCTGCATAGTCTTCACAAGCAATTGTGCCGCTGTTGGTAATAACAAGCTCAGCTGAACACTGGCGACTACCGTCACGCATAATTTTGATTTGCTTATGCTGTAGAAAACCTTTTTCCAAAAGAATGTCGGATATGTCATTTTTAATGGCAAAACCGTCGCTTTTGTAAAATTGTTTCAAGAGCTTATATTCATCACGGGAGATGTACAATGATTATCGCACCTTTCTATTTTTGTTTTCATTGTATCACAAGCGGAAAGGTTTTGCAACAAACAGGAGGTGAGAGCATGGAAGCCAACATTGAAAGAGAATGGGAAGAAAAGTACAAGCCTGCTATTCTCCGGCATAAGAAAGTGCCAAAGGAGATAGTAGCCGATTTGCTTGACGTATCAACACAGACGGTTGATGATATGCTTCGCTCGGGTGATTATCATTTTGGTATTGCACGGCATTGTGCAGGCGGTAAATACAAGTATGAGATTCATCCATTGCGATTTATAGCGTGGTACGAAGGAAGGTTACTTTAATAAGGAGGTAAAAATGAAAATATCTAAGATAATTGCCTGTATACTGTCCCTGCTCCTCAGAGCCTGGATAACAGCCTCTGCGGCAGTAATGATGTACATACAGATGTCGGTGCTGGCGTATGCCCAGAGAGGATACAAGGCAATCGGCGGCGAAATGCTCCCCGTTGCAATAGTCGCTGTTGCGGTCTGGTACGGGCTGGGATGGCTTATTCGGGAGTGGTACAAGGGCACACTGGCGATGTTACAGCTTAGGAGGGAGCATAAAGAAGATGAACGATCTGGAAGAAGTCGTAGCCGAAGCAAGAAAACACGGAATGTCGTACGGTAAGTACGTTATGCTAAAGCAGGAGGGACAAATGACACAGGAATTGAAAGAATCAATCATAACAGACTACGAAAGCGGTCTGAGTGCTAATGAGATAGCGGAGAAGTACAAGATCAACCCGATAACAACCAAAAACAACATATCGAACTGGAGGGAAAAAGGCTTGATCGAGTCTGTTCCGGTAGCAGAACCGAAGAAGCCGGTAGAAAACAACGAGCCTATCCCTGCACCTGTTGACAACATTGATATGTCGGCAATAGCAAGGCTTGAAAAGTTACAGCGCCTTGTCAGAGTATTTGGCGATGCAAAGATTGACGGTGTTTTTGCAGACAATGTCGAGAACACATGTGATGTAAGGCTTACGTTAAGCGGCAAGCGATACATAGTGCAGATGAAAGAGGTGCGATATGAAGTATAAGGTAACAGCTACGTTTGATGCAATAAACGAGGCAATGGCGCTTGTCGGTGTTGTCGATGAGGTCGAGATGATTGACGAGGAGGACGAAGACGATGTATAAATGCGAACGTTGCGACTGGACGGGCTCAGCATCAGAGCTTGGACACTACACCGAGTATCGTGGCGAGTGTCACGGCGCGCCGGCTTGGGAAACATTACCGTGTTGCCCGGAATGCGGGTACGATGTCGAAAGCATCGAAGAAGAATAAAAAAAGAGCTCCCCGGAGGGAGCAAAGCAAATTTTACACAACACCAGTATAACACTGGCAAAGGAAAAAGTCAATGGATATGAAAGAAAAACTTACAGCTGAGCTGACAGACGCAAAGCTCGGCAAGTATGAAACAGTAGTAAAAAACGCTGTTTTAAGGACTATCTGCAAATTCTGCGAGCAGAATGCAGAGTTTAAACAGGCCATAGAGCAGTCAGGCAAGTCTTTTGCCGACTGCCTCAAGGCAACGGTCAAAGGTGCAGGCGCAAGTCTCGAAGATCTCGAAGTATACAAGCGTGCTGTTGCGTTTTACTTTCCCGGTGCGGATATAAAATGCACTATGACACTTGATCTCGGTGATAACGGATTCAGCAACAGCAAAACTTCCACAGAAGCAGACAGCGGCAAGCTACAGCTTGACCTTGACAGCCTGCTCGATTTCTGAGGTGCGGCAATATGACAAGAAAAGAAGCCGAAAGCTATACAGACAATTTCCCGCCGCTTACAGCAGAGCTTGAACGTGAAATTAGAAAGACGTTGCCGATGAAGTATCTTATTATAGATAATGGCGGCACAGCATATTGCACGGCATGCGAAGAAAAGCTGTATCCCGGTGAGTATGACAGCTCAGTTAAACATAGGCAGACTACTTTCTGTACAAGCTGTGACGAAACTGTCACTGCGATATACAATTATCACAATTTTCACGGCTCGGTTGTTGAGTGCAAATCAAATGTCGGAGTGTTTCTGTCAGACGACAAGACCGATAATCTGTACATACGGTTTTATACGGTTACGCTGCTTTTTAACGCTCGTGAAATTATGCCGCATATTGCAATCAATGAGGTTCAGCGGTATTTATTCACGGCAAATCAAGCGTTCCGTTATGGTCCTAAATACGCATGGAAGAGTAAAAACGGTTACTACGCAAAGGTAGTGACAGGCTGGGGGCTACGAGCGGAATTTAGCGAGCCTGTATTTCCCAATTATAGCAGTTACAGCTTCGTTAATTTTCCTGCATTAAAAGGAACAGCTTGTGCTCATTCGGCAATAAGCGAGAACTTCGGAAGCATATCATATCTGAAATTCTGGCAGGCACACAAAAATGTTGAGGCACTCATTAAGTGTGGCTTATATAGCAGTGTTAAGTACAATGAAGACATGATCAACTGGGCTGAAACCGAACCGCACAAAATGCTCGGCGTAACAAAAGATGTTATGCGGGCGATTCGCAAAGGGCAAATCGGGTACAGAGACTATCTTAGAATAAAAGAAGAATTTTCTAAGATTACCAGCCTTGACCGTCTTATAGAAATAAATAAACATATAGGATATTCATTTGGCACACTCGACAGCCTCAAGAGAAAACTCAAGACCGACAAATACGAAATTGCGAAGTACATTTTAAAGCAGAATGTAAATATCGATGATTATTCGGATTATGTCCGTATAATGCAGAGCTTCAACGCCGATTTCAGCGACAGACAGATATGCTTTCCGAAAAATCTGAAAGCGGCTCACGACCGTGCAGAAGCTATGCGACAGGCACGGGAGCTTGAAGAAAAAGCAAAGAAAAACGCTAAACTGGCCAAGCAGCTGAACGCTCTGAAGTTGAAGCGGAAAATGCTTGAGTTTGCAACCGATGAATACTTTATCCGTCAGCCTGACAGCACGGACGAAATAGTCGTCGAAGGTCAGAAACTAAGCCATTGTGTCGGCGGCTACGCCGAAAGGCACGCAACCGGCAAGCTGACGATTATGTTTCTTCGTCGAAAATCCGCACCGGACGAGCCGTACTACACGATGGAGGTATCAAACGACTATAAAATAGTCCAGTGCAGAGGTTATAAAAACAACTGGGTTACAAACGGCGGGCAGGAAAAGCCACAGGAAATAATCAATGTAGAGAAGAAATATCAGCAGTACCTTGACGGTATTGCGGCGAAAAAATCAAAAACAAAATCAAGGAGGAAAACAGCATGATAATTCCCGGACTTCGCACACCGCCTGCGGATACAGAAAAGGCGGTAACAGACGATTATGTCAAGGCAGTAAATCTTAACTACCACATCAAAGCGGCGGCACAGGTAGCACAGCAGAGCTTGTATGAGATGTGCAAGGGCTTTAAAGAAATGAGGGACAGCAAGCTCTATAAGGAACTGGGGTATAACACATTCGAGGATTACTGCGAAAAGGAAACAGGAATCAAACGCAGACAGGTTTATCGTTATATAGAAGTAATAGAGAAATTGCCGTCTGATTTTGTGTCCCCGGGGACACAAATCGGAGTGAAAAAGCTCTATCTTTTATCTTCCCTTTCTGAAGAAGAACGTACAGAAATAACCGAAAAAACCGACCTTGAGAACACCTCCGTCCGTGAGCTTGAACAGCAGATACGGCAGATAAGAGCGGAAAAGGACAAGGCGGTAGCCGATAAGTCGGCCGCAGAAGCCGAAGCATCCGCCGCCGCTCAGCAGGCAAAATCACTCGAAAAAGCAAAGAACACATTGTCACAGCAGATAGCGGCGCTCGAAGCCGAGATAAAGGAACTTGAAAACCGTCCGATAGATGTGGAAGTGGCACTTCCGGACGGTGCCGTTGACAAGGACACCTTTAAGAATATCTGCAAGACATACGAGGAGCAAATCGACAAGGTGCAGGAGGACGCATTACAGGATACTATCCGCTTAAACCGTGAGCATACGGAGCAAATGAACAGCCTTAAAGCTGAGAATGAAAAGAAACTTGAAGAGCTCCGCAGTCAGCTTGAAGCCGCTAAGCGTGAGCAGTCGGAACTTACGGTGACAGTACCCGACAGCAAGGAAACGTTTAAAGCGTATCTTGCCACTGCCATTGATGCGGCAAAGCGGCTCTGCGAGTTTATCGGCAATAATTCCGCAGACAGTAATCACGATCTGTTCGTGATAAAGGCAAAGCAGTTTTTTAATAAAATGACGGAGGAAATCGTATGAGCAGTACATTATATGATATAACCGGCAGGTTTGCCGAACTTTTCGATGCGTTTGACGCTATAAATGACTACGAACCGGACACCAATGCTGACGGCGAGTATATAGACGATGACGGCGAGGTCATCGCTGACCTTGAAGCATACAAAGCCGATATGCTGACAATGTGGTTTGACACTCTCGAAGGCATTGAGGGCGAGTTCAATGAAAAAGCCGAGAATGTTGCCTGCTTCATTAAAAACCTTGAACGTGAAGCGGACAGCCACGAGCTTGAAGCTAAGGAACAGACGGCAAGAGCAAAAACCAAGCGTAAAAAGGCAGAGTTCCTGAAAAAGCGCCTGCTACAGGATATGCAGGCGATGAAACTGAAAAAGGTCGATATGCCGAGAGCAAAAATAACGTTCTCCGAGGGACGTGACAGTGTGATTATTGACGATGAGCGGAAGTTTATCGATTATGCCGAAGCGTATAACGATTCACTTATAAAGTACAGTGATCCGACAATACGTAAGTCAGAGGTCAAGAAGCTGCTCGACAGCGGAGAAAAGCTCCCTGCCGTACATCTTGAGAAAAAGCCGTATATAACGATAAAGTGAGGTAGCTATGAGCAATATATTTACACCCGTAACAAGAAAGAAATCAAAGGCGAGAATTGCGGTCATGGGACCGTCGGGAAGCGGTAAAACGCTTTCGTCGCTCTATCTCGCAAAGGGCATAACAGGCAACTGGGGCAAGGTTGCCCTTATAGATACAGAACACGAGCGTGGCAGATTCTATGCCGATCGTCACGATCTCGGCACGGGAGAATTTCTCTATGCCCCGCTTACACCGCCGTATTCGCCAGAAAAGTACATAGAGTACGTCAGACAGGCGGCTGAGGCGGTCGGGGAGGACGGCGTAATAATAGTGGACAGCTTTTCACACGCATGGGATAACGAGGGCGGAGTGCTTGACATCAAATCACAGATAGCACAGCGTCAGGGAAAGAACGATTATACCGCATGGGACGAGGCAGGAAAGATACAGAACAATCTTGTCAATACCATACTGTCGGTCAACTGCCACACAATCATTACACTGCGTACCAAGATGGGCTATGCTATGGAAATCAACGACAGGGGCAAGACCGTTCCCGTCAAGATAGGACTTGCGCCGGTGCAGCGTGATAACACCGAGTATGAATTTGACATAGCATTTCAGATAAACAGGGAGCATATCGCAAGTCTTTCAAAAGACACAACATTCCTCGATAAGTGGTCGGGCGTTATCACCGAAGATTTAGGTACTCAGCTCGGCGCATGGCTCAGCGAGGGTGCAGAGCCCGACAGATGTGAAGAATGCGGCGCTGTCATTATGCCGACACCTAAGCATACGGTAGCGGAAATGGTTGAAAGCTCGGTTGCAAAATTCGGCAGAAAGCTGTGCATAGCGTGTGCAAAGAAGGAGGTCGAAAAGCAGAATGCCGCTAAGACCGTATCAGAGTGAGCTTGTCGAGCAGACAAGGCAGGCGTGGCGTGAGGGTTATCACGCTCCCTGCATTGTTCTCGGGTGCGGCGGCGGTAAGTCGGTGATAGTAGCAGAGATAGCACGGCGGACTACATTCAACGGGAAAAAGGTATTGTTTCTTGTACACAGGCAGGAGCTTGTTCAGCAGATAATAAGGACGTTCATACGCTGGGGCGTTGATATGAACTACTGTGACGTGATGATGGTGCAGACGGCAGCACGGCGGATAAAAAAACTGTCAAAGCCTGCGCTTATCATTACAGACGAAAATCACCACAGCCTTGCGCTGTCGTACAAGAAAATCTATGACGCTTTCCCCGATGTGCTTCGTGTGGGGGTAACGGCAACGCCTGTCCGCCTCAACGGTGACGGTCTGGGTGATGTCAACGACAAGCTGATAATCGGGCCGTCTACCAAATGGCTTATTGATCACAACTGTCTTGCACCGTATGACTACTATGCACCGTCCGTAGCCGACTTATCGGGGCTTCATATCAAAATGGGCGAGTTTGTTACGGCAGACGTTGAAAAGGCAATGATCAAAAAGGCTGTATTCGGTGATGTTATCGGATACTACAGACAGCTTGCAGACGGTAAGAAAGCCGTCTGCTACTGCTCAAGTGTTAAGCACTCGCTCGCTACCGCCGAAGCGTTCCGAGAAGCAGGCATAAACGCCGTACACATTGACGGTACAACTCCCGATGCAGAGCGTAATCGTATTATTTCGGATTTCAGAGCAGGACGGATAACGATACTTTGCAATGTCGATTTAATATCGGAGGGCTTTGACGTTCCCGACTGCGAATGTGCGATATTGCTCCGTCCCACTCAATCTCTTACGCTGTACATTCAGCAGTCAATGAGATGTATGCGCTATCGACCGGGCAAGCGTGCGATAATTCTTGATCATGTCGGCAATTACGCACGCTTCGGAATGCCCGATGATGACCGCCTGTGGTCGCTTGAAAAGCGCAAGCGCAACATAAAGAAAGAAGCTGCGGAGAATGCCGAAAAGGTGAAACAGTGTCCCGAATGTTACTATACATTCGGAGCGCCGCCGCCCGGTCAGCCCTGTATCTGCCCTCACTGCGGATATGTTTTCCCGGTAAAGAGCCGGGATATAGAAACAAGCGAAAGCACCGAGCTTATTCATATCGAGGGCTTCAGGCTGGATTTCAGCAGTCCCGATGATTGTTCGTCCTATTCCGATCTGCTTGCATACGCAAAGAAGAAAGGGTATCAGAGGGGCTGGGCGTTTTACGAAGCAAGAAAGAGAGGTTTTATCTATTGACAGAAGAACACAGTATCCAGAATGCTGTCAGACGTGCGCTGTCCGAGAACGGCTGTGTGATATTCCGCATTAACGTCGGCAAGGGCAGAACATTTGACGGCAGATATTTCGACACGGGCGTACCGGTCGGATTTTCAGACCTGTTCGGCGTAAGGCAGTCGGACGGAAAGGCAATATTCATAGAGGTAAAGACAAAAACGGGACGTATTCGCCCCGAACAGAAGAATTTTATTAAAAAAATGCGTCGTTCGGGTGCTGTTGCAGGTATATGCAGAAGCACAGAAGACGCAATAAGACTTATAACGGAGGATAAATAATATGGCATTTTCACAGAACAATTCAGCGGCTACGAGTGCGCTTAAGCCCGAAGGCAGATATGAAACGATAATCACAAGCGTAGACGAGAAAACATATAAGAGCGGCAGTACATCGCTGAGCTTCAGACTGACGATAAGGAATGATATTCCGGAGCAGAAATACGGCAACGCCTGCCTGTTTTATCAGATATGGAAGGCTAAAGAACCTACAAAGGAAGACCTTGCGGTAAACGGTTATACGTTCGGCAGACTTATGGCAGTAGGCAAGGCCGCAAAGCTCACTGACGGCAAGGAATACAAGGATCTTGCGGAATACTGCGACGATCTTGTCGGCAAGTGTGTGATAGCTGTAGTAAAGCACGAAACGGACGATAAGGGCACCACAAGAGAAAAGGTAAGCTATCTTGAACCGACACAGCACCCCGACTGCAAGCATAAGTTCAAGACCGCCGTGACCGCCGATACCGTATCAGCGCCGAAAAACGAGAGCTTTGCGGCAACCACAACAACGGAAGCAGTTACGGAAGATGACGGTGACTATCCGTTCTGATGGGGGAAATAATGTACGAATATATTCCCGATGAGCTTAAAAAGCTCTCAAACTGGGTGTGCTGGCAGGCTGTACCCGATGAGGCAGGCGGTAAGATAAAAAAACTTCCGATCAATCCTCATACGGGCGAACTTGCCCGCTCCAACGATCCGTCCACATGGTCGGATTTCAATACGGCTGTAGCGGCTTCGGCAGGTTTTGCAGGTGTCGGATTCATGTTCGGAAACTGCGAGTATTTCGGTGTGGATATTGACGGAGTGGGTGACGAGATAGCCGCATTCAAAACCGGCGAAAACAACATTATCACCGAATTTATAACAACACTCCAGTCATATACCGAGCTGTCGCAGTCCGGCAAAGGCATTCACATAATCTGCAAAGGAAACCTGCCGAAGCAGGGTCGCAGACGAGGCAATGTCGAAATGTACGAAACAGGCAGATTTTTCGTTATGACGGGCAATCCGTGCGCCGAATATATGGATATAAACGAATGCACAGAGGCTATTAAGGCGTTGCACGAAAAGTACATAGGCGGAGGGCGTGAGCCTTCCGCTGTGCCCCGTGCTTATGCGCCGGCACTTCCGGCAACCGCAAATGATATTATAACTCTCGCCGGAAAAGCAAAGAACGCACCACGCTTCAATGCACTTATGCAGGGCGATTATTCAGGATATGTGTCACAGTCTGAGGCTGATATGGCGCTTTGCAATATGCTTGCGTTCTGGTGCAGGTGTGATGCGGATATGATGGACTGTATATACAGACAGTCGGGGCTTATGCGTGAGAAATGGGACAGACGGCAGTCGGGCAGTACCTACGGTGCAATAACGATACAAAAAGCCATAGCCGACTGTGAGAAGGTATACGAACCGGCACAGAAATTGCCGCAGTTTACGGCAAGGTTCACAGGTGAAAGCTCTGTTGTACACGCAAAGCTCGATACGGCACAGGACGAGCCTGTAAAGCTGTACACATTTGACGATACAGGGAACGCAGAACGGCTTATAGACTTATTCGGCAGTGAGATCCGCTACAGTTATACAGACAAGCGCTGGCTGTATTATGACGGCAGGAAGTGGTGCTACGACAACAGCGGAACAATAGAGCGCATAGCCGATAAGGCTGTACTTGCGATGAAGGCAGAGGCTAAGGCATATGAGCAGATGGACGCTGAGGACGGCGGAGATATGGCAAAGAGCTTTGAAAAACACCTGAAATCAAGCCGAAGCAACAAATCGAAATCTGCAATGCTGAAGGAAGCACAGCATCACGTTCCGATAGTGCCGGCACAGATGGATAAGTACAAGATGGTGCTTAATACTCCGAGCGGTGTTCTTGACCTGAAAAGCGGTACGCTGAGTGAGCATAAGCCGGAAGCATACTTCACCCGTATCACGTCGGCAGAGTACACGAGCAACGCCGACTGTCCGCAGTGGCTGAAATTTCTTGACGAGATATTCGGCGGCGACAAGGACCTTATACGATATGTTCAGAAGGCGGTCGGCTATTCGCTGACAGGCTCAACGGCGGAGCAGTGCGTATTCTTCTTGTTCGGCACGGGCAGAAACGGTAAATCAACGTTTCTTGATATTATCCGTGCAATTATGGGCGACTACGCAAGCAATATCCAGCCGGAAACAATAATGGTACGCAGTAATCAGAGCAGTGCCATAAACAGCGATATAGCACGTCTTAAAGGCGCAAGGTTTGTTACGTCTGTAGAGCCTAACGAGGGCGTGCGTATCAACGAGGGTCTGCTGAAGCAGCTTACAGGCGATGATATAGTTACTGCCCGCAAGCTGTACGGCGATGAGTTTGAGTTCAAGCCCGAATTCAAACTGTGGATGGCGACTAATCATAAGCCGATAATCAGAGGTACAGACACAGGTATCTGGCGCAGAGTGCATATGATACCGTTCACTGTACAGATACCCGAAGAAAAGAAAGACCCACGTCTTAAATATAAGCTGTGCCGTGAGCTGCCCGCTATCTTCCGCTGGGCAGTAGAGGGGTGCATACTATATCAGGCTGAGGGACTGCATATGCCGAAGGCGGTAGTCGCTATGGTCAAGGAGTACCGCAGAGAGATGGATGTTATCTCCGCTTTTGTCGAGGACAGGTGTACAGAGGGCAAGGACTGCTATGCGCAGGCTAACGTGCTTTATGCGGCGTATGCGCAGTGGTGCGATGACAATAACGAGTATAAGATGTCAAATACGAAGTTTGGTGTTGAATTGTCGAAAAAGTATCCTAAGGTGCGAGCAAAAAACGGTAATTGTTACATCGGAATAGCTATAAGCTGAAAGGAGGGTGAAGGGTGGTGAAGGGTTTAAGGGTTTTTCTAACCTTTCATACGGAAAATGAAAAAAATAAATATATATAAAAGGTGTTGGAAAACTGGCAAAACCCTTCACCACCTTACACCGAATGATTATGAAGAAGATAAATTTCAATGATCCGGCAACATTTGAAAAGCTGGAGCATATGGCATACGAAAACACGCTTGATTATACCGACTTTCCGCCTGCCGAGTATAAATACTTCGATAAGCTGTCACAGCTCGGTAGTATCTACCGCAGCGGTCAGCTTCCGAAGGGACTTTGCAAAGAGCGTAAGGACGCATATCTTTGTGATTATCGCAAGGACGCAGACAAAACAAGGAAAAATCACGAGGCAGAGGTCGGATACCAGGAGAATATACGAAGGTCGGACGAGCTGAGATGTGAGATCAACAGCACAAGAAATCACGATGTCAAGCTGATGCTTGCACTGAGGTGTATCGAGCTGATGACCGGCGAGGAAGGATTTGAAAGGAGAAATTTAAATGAGTAGTTTTTACGAGTGCGAAATGAGACCCGGTTGCGTTGCCAGCCACAATAGGTATGGCAGTGTTACGCTTGTCACAGCTCTTGTGACGGAAGATTATCCTCAGCTGTGGGCTGTAGAGGCAAGAAATGGTGAGTTAAAAATTGTGCGTGAGGATGATTTGTACGATTTCGGATACTATGGGGAGTGATAGAATGACAAAGCAGAAACTTAAAGATTACCGTTACACCTGCAAGTGTAGCAAGCAGGAGGAAAAATATGAGTGAATGGATAAGCGTGGAAGATAGACTTCCTGAAAAACAGTCGTGGAATCACATCGCCATCCTTGACACAAAAACAGGCAGAATCAGTGTAGAGCAAGACTTATATGCTATTGAAACGGCCGAAAAATTTAAGCAGAAAAAAGGGTTTTGCAAAGATGGAAGATTTAACGGCCGTGAAGTCGTCATTGCTTGGATGCCGTTTCCTGAACCGCCGATAAGTAAGCAGGTAACGAGTAGTAAACGCAGACCCGCAACCGAAACCTGCCTGTTCTGTGGGCGCAAAATTCCTGACAGAAGCAACGCAGACACAATCAGAGAGTTTGTTCAGCGATTTAAAAAGATAGCACGCAAGACAGAGCTAATAGAATTTGGTACGGAACGTATTGTTTCTTATGGCATCTCACCGCAGAAGTTGGATAAACTCGTAAACGAGATGACAAAGGAGGAAACATGACCAAACAAGAACTCCACAGCATCCGTTCACTCCGTGACGAGATAAAATTCTGGGAACGGGCGCTTGAACGAATAAGAAATAAATCTCCTGTCGGTTCTCCACAGTTTGATGTCGTTCCCTGCAACAGCGGAATAAGCAACAGAGTGCAGGACAGAGTGGAAAACACGAGGTCGATCGAGGAAATAATAGCGGAGAAAAAGGCAGAGCTTGAAGCAAAGGAGCGTGAACTTACCGAGTACATAATGACGGTTGATGACAGCCTTGTACGCAGGGCTATGTATCTGCGGCACGTCTGCTGTAAAAGCTGGAATGCCGTTGCTATGGATATAGGCGGGGACAACACAGCCGATACGATACGGAAAGCGCACGACCGTTTTATCAAAAGAAATCTTTAAGTTGTCCGTTTTGTCCGTTTTTTCTGTGGTATCATATAAAATGAGAAAAGAAAGACAATAAGTTTTCCTCCTGAAGCCCGGCACAACGGTGTCGGGTATTCTTATACCCAAAAGAAAGGACGGTGTACCGCCAATGACCGAAAGACAGAAGAAATTTGCCGAATATTACGCTCAGTGCGGTAACGCCGCTCAGAGTGCGATACAGGCAGGATACAGCAAAAAGTATGCAAATACTAATGCTTCAAAATTACTACAAAATACTACAATTACGGAATACATAAAACAGCTCACCGAAGACGCCCAGACTGCACGCATAATGACCGCCCGTGAACGTCAGGCGACACTTTCCGATATAGCTAAGGATAAGCAGAACGAGCTGTCGGACCGTATCAGAGCGATCGACACGCTGAATAAGATGACGGGGGAGTATGTGGCTAAGATACAAGCGGAGGTCAAGACCTCTGAAAAGCTTTCGGACGTTTTCGCTCAGATAGGCGGTGAGGGGCTTGACGAGTAGTTTTCCTCTGTCACAAAAATATATCGACTTCATCAACAGCGTGCATAATGTGACAGCGGACTTTCTCGAAGGTACTACCGCCTCAGGAAAGACAACCGTCGGCGCAGGCGTAAAGTTCATGCGTATGGTGTCGGCAAGTAGAAAGAAGCTCCACGTTATCGCCGCAAAGACAACCGGCAAGGCAGAAGAAACGATTATTCAGCAGGACAACGGCATTCTTGACCTTCACGCAAACGCAAAGTATTTCGGCAACGGCGATAAGGATTATAAACTGCCGCATATCAAGTTTGAGGGCAAGATAATCTATGTTCTCGGATATGACAACAAGGATAAATGGCAGATGGCACTCGGCGCTCAGTTCGGGTGCGTCTATATCGACGAGATAAATACCGCCGATATAGAGTTCGTCCGTGAGATGTCTACCCGAAATGATTACCTTATGGCTACCCTGAACCCCGATGATCCGGGCTTGCCGGTGTATAAAGAGTTTGTCAACCGTTCACGTCCATACAAAAAATACGCCTGTGATGTGCCGGATGAAATAATGAAAGAGCTTACGGAAGAACCTGTGCCGGATTGGCGGTACTGGTTCTTTACTTTTCGTGATAATCTTTCGCTGACCGATGAGGACATACAACGAAAAATGCTTGCCGCCCCGAAGGGTACTAAGCTGTACAAGAACAAGATACTGGGCTTGAGAGGGCGTGCAACGGGGCTTGTTTTCGATTTACAACCCCGTAATATAATTTCACTCGGTACGGCACAAGGCTTTAAATTCGAGCGGTTCTCGGCGGGTTTAGATACAGCCTACTCGCAGTCTTCACCTGATACGATAGCATTTACGTTTGTGGGAATCACGACGGACCGCAAATGCGTAACGCTTGACGAGGAAACATACAACAACCGTGACCGTCAGATACCGCTTACACCGTCCGATATTCCGAAAATCTTTACCGATTTTCTTGAAAGAAATCGCAAGCTGTGGGGCTTTGCGAAAGATGTCTACATAGACAGCGCAGATCAGGCAACGATACTCGAATGTCAGAAGTTCAAGCGGCTTTCGGGAAGCCTGTATAACTTCATACCTGCGTTCAAGAAAACGAAAATAATCGACCGTATTCACTTGCAGTCAGCGTGGCTGGCGGCAGGTGATTTTTATATCCTGGAACATTGCAAAAATTACATAGCGGAGCTTAACATATACAGCTGGAAAGAGGATAAGGCAGAGCCGGAGGACGGCAACGATCACTGCATAAATTCCTGCCAGTATGCCTGGCTGCCGTTCAAATCACTTATAGGGAGCGTGAAAACAGATGAAATTTGACATAGGAGAGAAAGTCAGACAGATGTTTCTGAACTGGCTCAATATAAATCCCGCATCGGAGCAAACCTTTGTCCTGAACGAAAGAACGGGGCTTATGGCGGACATTCTCCGGGCGAAGCTGTGGTACAGAGGTGACGCTTATGAGCTGTCGCAGTTCTTCAAGCAGCTCGGCTGCGGCACAAATTCTTTCTGGGGGAGCGTTCCCGATAACGAGAAAGTCCGAAAAATACACAGCGGCTTGCCTGCAATTATAGCCGATACGCTCGCATATATCGTTTATTCGGATATGGACGATATAGCGGTCGAGGGCGAAAAAGGCAGAGCGGCGTTTGAGGATATATCGCAGAGCACTGACTTTACCGCACTTGTCGGAAAAGCAATAGTAGATACGCTTGTTGAGGGTGACGGCGCTTTCAAGATATCTGTTGATAATACGCTGTCTTCAACGCCTATTGTTGAATTTGTGGGAGCCGACAAGATCGAATATCGCTATCTGAGGGGCGTGCTGTCAGAAGTTATCTTCCGCAGTGCCCACGAAGACGGCAACAGGATATATCAGCTTGAGGAGCATTACGGCAGAGGGTACATTGAAAGCCGATTGTACGACCACAGCGGTCACGAGGTGAGCCTTGACAGTGTTCCTTGTCTTGCCGGCATAGAACAACGAGTAGAGTTTGCCGGGGATTATATAATGGCTGTACCGCTGAAGTTTTACGCTTCTAAGAAATATCCGGGCAGGGGCAAGAGTATATTCGACGGCGGTAAATCCGATTGTTTTGACGCTCTGGACGAGGTTATCTCACAGTGGTGGGACGCAATCAGAATGGGACGTGTGAAGCAGTACATACCCGATAATATGATACCACGCAATGCCGAGAACGGCTCGGTCGGAAAGCTCAACCAGTTCGGCAACAATTACATCACGATAAGTCAGCCGTTACAGGAGGGCGTTACCCCGAAGATTGAGGTAGTCCAGCCCGACATCAAGTATGACGCATTTGTATCATCGTATACAAACTGCCTGCTGATGTGCCTGCAAGGACTTGTATCGCCTGCGACACTCGGTATTGATGTCGGCAAGATGTCAAGTGCGGACGCTCAGCGAGAGAAGAAGGACGTTACGGGCAACACCCGGAACACAATAACGACAGCGCTTGAAAAGGCTCTGCCTGAGCTTGTGTCGGCTGTATTAAAGACATACGACAATATGCAGGGAAAAGCCCCGGAAGAATACGAGGTAAGCGTTGATTTTGGCGAATATGGTGCACCCGACTTTGACAGCCGTGTCGAAACGGTCGGCAAGGCAAGCACCTACGGCATTATGTCGGTCGAAACGCAGGTCGAGGAGCTGTGGGGATCATCAAAAGAAGACGAATGGAAAGCCGGTGAAGTCAAGCGTATAATGCGGGAAAAGGGGCTTGCCGATGGTGCGACATCTGCGGTAGGTGATGAGCTTGCTTAGTTTCAGAGATATTGCAAGGATATTCGAGGAGATAGAGTTAAGGCTCATTGCTTCGCTGAAACGCAATCTTTCACGGCACAAAGCTGAAGAAGAAAAAGAAGGCTTTGAATGGTCTGCGTGGCAGGCTGAAAAGCTCAATAACATTGACAATTTCCGCAAGGAGAACGCTCAGATAGCGGACGAATATGTAGATGTTATTGACGATGAAACCCGACAGCTTATGACGGATCAGTTTCACGAGGGAGAGCATACAGCGGAGCAGTCGGTCATTGATGTTTCGGAAAGCGGTGTCAATGTTCCTGATGTTCCCAATGTTCCGGCAGTTCCGACACAGCCTCAGCCGCCCGAAGCGCCGACAGCTATACCCGATGATCATTTCTTCGGTGTTAACAAGCCGAAGATGGATAAGCTGATGGAAGACGTAACAACGCTTGAAAAGACCGCCCTTACCGCCGCTGTGCGTAATATGGACGATGTTTACCGCACAACGCTGAACAAGGTACAGCTTATGATGGGCACAGGCTCAATTACGCTTAATGAAGCAATCGACCTTGCAACAAGGGACTTCCTCGACAAAGGCATAAACTGCATTGTATACGCAGACGGCAGGCGAGTTAATATTGCCGATTATGTGCGTATGGCACTGCGCACAACGTCCACAAGGGCAACATTGCAGGGGGCGGCTAAACGCTTTGCGGAGCTTGGATATGACACTGTGCTTATATCGCAGTACGGAGGTTGCTCAGAAACCTGCGAGCCGTATCAGGGCAAGGTTTATATTGATGATGTGTTCACGCTGTGGAGCGGACAGATAAGCGGCGACTTCGGCAAGTCAAACTACTGCGACAAGTGGTTTATGCTGTTGTCTGTGGCTATCCGAGGCGGATTGTTC